GGCCTGTTGCCACCGGGCAGCGGTAAAAGCATCTATACCTCAGTGGTGTTCCCCACCCATGTGATGGGCCGCTTCCGTGGCACCAATATCATCGTAGCAAGTTATGGCAGTGAACTGCCACGCAAGTTCGGCCGCCGCGCCCGCTCCATCACCCAGCAAGACATTTACAAACGCATATTTGACTCCACCTTGAGTGATGAAAGCAAGGCGGCTGACGAGTGGGCGCTCAATAACGGCAGTGAGTGGATGGCAGCCGGTATCTTGACCGGCATCACCGGTAACCGTGCTGATGGCGTCATATGGGACGATTTGATCAAAGGCCGTGAGCAGGCTGACTCGCCCGTGGTGCGTCAAAAGACGTGGGAAGCCTATGTTGACGATCTACTGACACGTAAGAAGCCCAAGGCGTGGGAGATCGGCATCACCACGCGCTGGCATGAGGACGACGTTGCCGGGCGCATCCTGCCTGAGAACTACAACGGTGAAAGCGGGCTCATTCAGTGCCGTGATGGTAACGAGTGGTTCGTGGTGTGCCTACCTGCCGAGGCTGAACGTGATGATGACATCCTTGGCCGCAAGAAGGGTGAGATCCTTTGGCCGGAGTGGTACACCCCGGAAATGTTTGCGCCGTTCAAGCGCAACCCCCGCACTTGGTCATCGCTATATCAGCAACGGCCCGCGCCGGATACCGGTGTGCTGTTCAAGAGCGAGTGGTTCAAGACCTACGAGCAGGACGAGGACACCCTGATGCCGCTGGGCATGAAGCCCGGTGACCTGAACGTCTACGGAGCCAGCGACTACGCGGTGACGGACGCCGGGGGCAACTATACCGTCCACATTGTCATCGGCTTGGACAACAAACAGCGCATGTACGTTCTGGACCTTTGGCGTGAACGCACCTCTTCTGACAAGTGGGTCGAAGCCTTCATTGATCTTTGCAAGAAGTGGAAGCCGCTTGGGTGGGCCGAAGAGTCAGGCCAAATAAATGCCAGCGTGGGCCCCTTCCTTGTGAAGCGCATGCGTGAACGCCAGTGCTACGTCGCCCGCGCTCAGTTCCCATCTACCAAGTCAAAAGCCATGCGAGCTCAGAGCATCATTGGTCGTATGGCAATGGACGGTCTTTATTGCCCGTTTGGGGCCAAGTGGTTTGCTGAGTTCCGCCGTGAATTGCTCTTGTTTGATGCTGGTCAGTTCGACGATCAGGTGGACGCCTTGGGCCTGATTGGACAAGTGCTGGACAAAATGATCCCAGCTGATGCATCGTCGGCCGATCAGGGTCCCCCCAAAGTGTTTTCAACCGTTCCGGGGCAATGCACCGTCACCTTGGAAGACCTTTTCGAAGACAATGAACAGCGTCGTGGCAAGTCAGGTAATTTGAGGATAAACTAAATGCCCGAAGTTGAACTCGATCCGTTGGCCGGTCCTGATGGCGGTGAAGAATCACACCGCCTTGCATCATTTTGGAATAACCAAATTGAAAAGATCGGCAAGGATAGGGGCTATCAGCAGTACATCAAGCGGGGGCGCAAGATTGAAGCGCGGTACCGTGACGAGCGCAACAAGACGGACAGTGACTCGCGCCGCAAGTATAACGCGCTGTGGTCCAACGTGGAAATCCTCAAGCCTGCCATCTACGGCAAGACGCCTGTGCCGATGGCTGAAAGGAAATTCGGTGACAAAGACCCCATTGCTAGAGGCGCTGCTCAAATTCTCGAACGAGCCCTACGAAATGAAATTGAGATTTGCGGCTTCAATGACGCTCTTACGCAAGCTGTCTGTGACTACCTCCTGCCGGGACGTGGAACGGTCTGGGTAAGGTATGAGCCTGAACTGAGTGTCGGTGTGTCCATAGGTACTGAGGACAGCATCGACATGGAAGACAATCAAGGCAGCCTTGAACCTGAGCTCGACGAGATGCTTGAGCAAGGTGACGTGCCAAAGGAAAACAAACTTGAGAGCACCGGCAGCCAAGTTGTGCGTGAGTCTACGCCAATTGATTACGTCAATTGGGAAGATTTCCTGATTTTCCCAGCCAATGCCCGTACATGGGCTGAGGTCGTGGCGGTAGGCAAGCGCGTCTATCTCACCTATGAGCAAATGAAGGAGCGTTTTGGCCGCCAAATTGCCAGAGCCATACCCTTGCAAAAGGACGAGCGGCAAAAAGGCTTCTATGAAGCCACGCGAATGGAGACCGAAGTCAAGGGTGAGGTCTTTGAAATCTGGAACAAAGAGGATCGCCGGGTTTACTGGGTGGCTGAAGGCTATGACTTCCTGCTTGACCGCAAGGACGACCCGCTGAATCTTGAGTATTTCTTCCCTTGTCCGCGCCCCATCATTGCGAACCAAACCACTGGCACGCTTTTGCCGGTGGCTGACTACATTGAATATCAGGATCAGGCCACTCAGATTGACGAATTGAGCCAACGCATCGCGTTGCTGACCCGCGCTTGCAAGGTAGCGGGTGTTTATGCGTCCAATGCCAAGGGCATTCAGCGGCTTTTGAATGAGTCTGTTGAGAACGAGCTGATCCCGGTTGATGACTGGGCCTCATTTGCTGAGAAGGGTGGCATTGCTGGTCAGATTTCGTTCCTGCCGCTCAAGGAAACCATCGGCGTCTTGAACGAACTGATGATGATCAAGCAAAAACAGATCGAAGAGATGGACCGTTTGACCGGCATCAATGACCTGATGCGCGGCACCACCGACGCTCGTGAGACGTTGGGCGGCCAGCGGCTCAAATCCAACTACACCGGCACCCGCTTGACTGCCCGTCAGAACGAAGTGGCGCGCTTTGCACGTGATACGGTCAGGATCATGGCCGATATTATGGCGCAGCACTTCAGCCCGCAGTCACTTGTTGAGGCCTCCGGTGCCATGTATGAGGAAGGCCTAGGCGTAGACTACGAAGCATTGCAGAAATTGCAGGCTGCTCAGCCGCCAGCCCCGGCTATCGCACCGCCAATGGGTGGAGCACCTGCCATGGGTGCCCCGCAACTGCCCGGTCCGCCTCAGCCCATGGGACAAAACGTGGTTCCATTCCAGCCACGCATGCAACCGCCGCAAATGCCCGGTATGCCCATCAGCGCGCCCCCTGTAGCGCCCGGTTTGCCGATGCCACCTCCGCCCGATCCCATGCAAATGGCCATTCAGGAGGCCGTACAACGCATTGACAAGGCCATTGGCTTGCTGCGCAACGAGCGTCTGCGCGGTTTCAGGGTGGATATTGAGGTAGATTCCACGATTTACGGTGATGCAGCCCAAGAAAAGGGCGATCGCACTGAATTTATCGGCGAAGTGACCAAATATCTTCAAACTGCGTTGGCAATGTCAGCACAAGTGCCCGAGATTACACCCCTCTTGGGCAAGTTGCTGCAATTCGGCGTGCGTGGCTTCCGTGTTGGCCGTGATCTGGAGTCAACCATTGAGGATTTCTGCGAACAGGCTACGAAGATTGCCAAACAAAAGCAAGCAGAGGCTGCCTCGCAACCCAACCCGGAGCAAATCAAGGCTCAAGCGCAAGCCAAACAAGCAGAGGCGACTGCTCAGTCTGCTGCTGTACGTGCACAGGCCGATACTCAGAAGTCACAGGCCGATATCCAGACCTCACAAATAGAGGCGCAGACGAATCGCGAACAGGCACAGGCTGAAGTTGCCCGCCAAGGCATTGAGACGCAGGGCGAGCAACAGAACAACCAAGCCAACATGATGATGAAGCAAATGGAAGTCAGAATGCAGGAAATGGAGATGCAGCTTAAGAAGATGGAGCTCGCCGCAGAGCAGCGCCAGATTGCATCTGACGAGAAAATCGCTAAATCTGACGAGAAAATTGCAGCACAACAAGCCAAGGCCGCTGCAATGAAACCTACCAACCCCGATAGCATGAGTGGAGCAGCATAATGCCTTTGAAGAAATCAACTAGCAAGCCCGCGTTCAAATCGAACATCAGGGCTGAAGTCAAAGCTGGCAAACCTGTGAAACAAGCGGTTGCCATCGCCTATTCGGTAAAACGTGAGGCGTCCAAGCCCAAAGCGAAAAAGAAGTAATCGTCATGGCTACGTATGTAATGCGCAACGGCAAGCTTGTGGATAAACGGTCAGCCCCGCCGAAAGGCGTCAAGCATGGGAGTGCCTCACATGTCATTTCTGATGAAATGCCTGAAACTCGTCACATGGCCGATGGGAATTATTACACTAGTAAGAAAAAATTCCGCCAAGCAACGCGTGCAGCAGGCTGCGTTGAGGTCGGTAACGAGACGCAGACCATTCTGAAACCCCGGCCAAAGGTTGAACTCAGTCGGGCTGACAGGCGTGACGCTATCCGTCACTCAATTCAGCAACTCATGGGTAACCGATGAAAATCGATGAAAAAATCACTGTCGAGAGGACAGGATCGGGTTGCTACAAAATCACATTGCCTGACGGCACGTCAGTGATCGGATCAGCCGCAAGCACTGCCGTTGCTTTGGCCCATGCCGTCTTCCTTGAAGAGGCAAGCGAGGGTACACAATGCTAACCGCAGCTGAAGCACTGGAACTGGTCAAGCAGGTAACCCTCCCCAAGGGTGCGGTTGCCCGCATACTCAATGGGGCCATTCTTGTAGGCAATCAGCACGCCAACATTGCCCTATCCGGTGACATGTTGCTGAATGAGGACATGTTCCTATTCCGGTTGAAGGAGAGCCTGCCCAGCCTTGGCCCAGCCATGGAGCAAATGCAAGCTGCGAAGGAGCATGCTGATATTACGGATACCAAACTCAAGGCGGACTTGCGTTTCAAGACCATGAATAAGCGTAGGAAGTAAACCATAGGGGTCGCACAAGCCGCCCCGAACAAAGGAGTGTGTACTATGTTGCGTTCGTTCAATAAGCATTTCAATGAGACGGTGTTCCGTGGCCCTGACACTGAAGGGGGCTCAGATGTGGAACTTGATACTGATACTGGTGACGTTGACGCTGGTGATACTGGCGGGGCTGATCCTGACGATGGAGATAGTGGTGAGGCGGATACGCCGAAAGAACCGCTTACGGTAAGGGAACAGCTGAAGAAGGCGATTGCCGAAACCAGTGAGCCCAGCGAAAAACCCAAAAGCACTAAAAAAGCGAGCCGTATCGGTGACCGCACACCTAAGGCGGCTGCACCAGACCCAGCAGCGGCCCCGGAGGCTGCACAAGGTACTGTCCCGGCCCCCGAATCGCTGAGCAAGGAAGCCAAGGCGGCATGGGACGCTGCTCCACAGGCCATTAAGGACGCTTTCATCAAGCGCGAGCAGGACACTGCCCGTGGCGTGGAAGAGCTCAAACAGCGTTACGCCAACATTGATAAGGCCATCGCACCACATCAGGACGCTTTGCGTCAAATGAATGCGACACCCGGCGAAGCAGTGGATCGCATGTTCCTCTGGTTCAAGGCGCTGGCCAACTCACCAGCTGAGTCCTTCCCCGCACTTGCGAAGAGCTTAGGTCTTGACTGGAGCCAGCTTATTGGCTTGCAACAGCAGGTGCAGGGCCAGCAGCCCCCAGCAGGACAGCAGCCTGATCCCAACGCTCAGCCGGGCGCGGT